TACCGCAGCGATTACTGCTTTCAGAGGTTCGAAGAGGAGGACTCATGAAAGCAGTAATCGCTGCGGTATTTGTACTCGCATCATTGGTCATCGCAGGACCAGCAAAAGCATGGAACTGTAGTGATCCGTTGGCGTCGCGCGTCGATGTGGGTTCTGTCAAGCCTTCCGGCACGGCAGGCGACGGGGACGGCCAATTCTATATCGGCAGTGACGCGACGAACCCGAAAGACTATTACGTCTGCGAAGTTCCGAAACCGCCGACGACACCGCCTACAGGAGGAAACAGCAATGCGAATGCGTCGGCGACTAGCAACAGTAACTCGACAGCAAACTCTGCTTCAACTTCTTCGGCAACTGGTGGACGAAGCCAATCCACTTCTTCGGCAACGAGTGGCAACGCGACCGGAGGGAACGCAACTGGTGGCAATAGCGTCTCTGGAGTTTCCAATTCAGGGAACTCTAATGTCACCAATAACGTTAAAGCATCTGGAGGTCAGGGAGGAGCAGGAGGTTCGGCCACGGCAACCGGCGGAAACCAAAAACAAAACCAAAGTCAATCGCTCAGCAATTCAGGGAACTCAACAGCGACGGCTTCGGGGAACGGCGTAGGAAACGGCAACAACAGCAACGACTCGTCGACGGTTATCAATAACCCCCGACAAGTTTCGACGGCGGTTGCTCCGACGGTTCTGCCGACGACTCCATGCTTCAAGGGGTTCTCTGGCGGCGCCCAAGGGACCATGTTCGGTGTGTCTTTCGGCGGCGGGAAGATTGACGAGAACTGCGCACGGCTCGAAGCGTCGCGCGTGGCCCCGTCTCTTGTTGCCCGCTGCAAGATTTTCATCCTGAACAAGTATGCGAAGGAAGCGGGCGTCACGATGGAAGATTGTTTGCCAGCACCTCAGTCTCCCGTTGTCAAGGTGTATCCTTTGGATGAGCCCACGCGCACCGGCGCAATCGAGGCCCCGGCCACGATTATCGTGCCAACGCCCGTGGTCAACAACTACGTCACCTATGCTCCTGTGCCGACGCCTCCTGTGAATATCGCAGTGGCGGCAAGGAAGTACGGACGTGAGAAGCCTTTCACGTGCAATCCAACGACGCCCAAGGGCAAGAACCCTTGCAAGCCGGTGATCACGAATGACAGTCTACAACTTCACCAACAGTAACGGGAGGGGGCCGCGAGGCCCCTTTCTTTTCGCAGTAGTGGTTTCGGCCCTGTTGTTCTTGGCGACGATGGCGTTAGTAGCAAAGTTAGGCCACGAGATTATGCAAATTTACTTCGAGCCTTCACAGAATGTGATCTGGCTCCCGAGGAGATAACATGACTAACAAAGAGTTTCGCACAGAGCAATTGCTTGAGGCGGGCTGGACGGAGAAGACGCCCAATTCAGGATACTGGCACCGACCCGGGGTGTCCAAGTACTTCGCCGTGGACAGAGCCTACGAATTAGAACTGCGTTTCCCCGAGCAAGTTCGAGCCACGTTCCTGAAGATCAACCCCTTGACCGAATTTTCCAAGGGCGTGGGATCAGATCTGAATCCCGACTCGACCAACGCGAGCATTATCGATAAATTGCAGAACCAGATGCGTTCGGGTATGCAGGCCGGGTTAGACGGTCGGTTCCCCACGATGGGCCGGGCGTTGGGCTCGCCCTACGGCCATGGTATGCCGCGAATCCACGTCCTTAAGGAAGTGCAAGACGAGATCCGCGAAGCGGCGGCGGCAGTCAAGCCTCGATACCGCGTCACCGGGAACGGGTTTTATGATGTCGTCGTGGACAACCACACGGGCTTGTCCATTCGTCATTATCTGGTAAACGCCAGTTTTAAGGCAGGAAGCCGAGCCGGTGCCACAATCGAGTGTGCCCGTCTCAATCGAGTGCATGATGCTGCCGTCGCCGCCTATGCCCCCGGCAAACTCATTGAGGATTTCTTCCGGCACCCGGGGGCGGCTATTCCGATGAACACCCCCGTCGTAGAGGCCTTCAAATTCCTTAGCGCGTTCACTCAAGCCTCGCCGGAGTATGAGGAATTAGTTAAAATCACGATTGAAAACATCAACGCAGAAATCAGTTATCTCTCCACTCTGCGGGGCGCGCTTTGGAACAAGGAGATGGGTCGCGTGAAGGTACTGTTATCTCAAAAGTTAGACGCAAGGAACATCAACAGCGCCGCAAGCGCCCGCCGTCGCCTCACGCCTTGCGGGTTGCTGAGGAAATTGGGTCTGGACGAGAAATAATACTTGACAAAGAGCCCCACTTATAGTAGAATGGGGGCGTATAGGAGGATCAGATGAAAATCATCAGTCTAAGGCATGTGAAGGAACCCAGAGCGGGAGTGGTGGTTTACGCCCGTGTAGCAAGCCGGACCCGCAAGCATGTGGTTCACACAGTGACCGGCCACAAAAGGGGAGATGGTATTACGTGGCGCTGCACTTGCGAAGAGAAGGCTTTCCATCCCCGAACCCGTTGCGATCACGCCATCGCCGTGGAGAAGAGAGCATGAGGTGGATAACTAAACCCGAGCCCCCGGAACTGAAGTTGGGGGATACGCGTCTCGTGAGACGGGTCGCGCTCCTTCCTCACGAAGCCAAGGACGGATACACGTATTGGCTGGAAACTACTTGGATTCGCCAAACGGTAGTTGAGGTATACCCGGGCGATCTGCACTACGGAGTTTCGTGGCCGGGTTGGAATAAAGGGGAATGGGTCGGGGACGCTAATGACAGCGATCAAATTGAAAGGAGGACACGGTGAAGACCTTACTGCAACAGGTAGTTGAAGCCGTCCACAAGGCGGAACTGGCCGTGGGGCTGGAGCCTCGTCCGTTCGCAGATCCGGGCACGAACAACACGTCGCGTATCGTTCGCGAGGATTCACCGTTCTATCGTCCGCAGACCCGATGGGAGCCCGCGGAAATTAGGGTGGCGCAATGATCACCATTCTCGACACCAACAAGCGCAAATTCTATCTTCTGAAAACCGCGGCTAGGGATGAGTACTTTTTCGCGAAGAAGACAGACATTCAATTTGCGATTCAGAACGGCAACTGCTTTAAACTTTACAAGAGATCCGGCAAACGTTTTATCAACGGCAACATCGCTCGTATTTTTCCCGCAAAGTACCATCTGACTATTGAACTGGGATGCCACCAATTCCGTGGTCGAGCCCGGCAACAACTGGTCAAATGGTTGAAGTCATAGGAGGAAACACATGGAAGTACTCGCTTTGGTCATGTTTGTAATCACGATTTTTTGCAGCACTGATTAACGGCATCATCATGTTCGTCATAGCGTTCGACGAGGGGAATTTCGAGACGGCTTTCTGGCAGTTACTTGCAGAAATATACCTTGTGCTCACAGTTATCGCACTGGGACACGCACCATTCCCTAAATAAAGGAGGCTCTATGACTAGGGATCAAAAAGACTGGATTCTGGGATGGACAGTCATCGCGGTGTTCTTGTTGTTTTGCATAGCGTTTGCGTGGATGACGAGTGCACCCATCTCCACCAGCTCGAACAGGGCAGAGCATAACGCGGCGGTACAAATTCAAAGGCAACAGTAGGAGGAAACATGAAGGTCATCAGCCGTAAAGCCATTCGCCGTTTGAGGCTTCGCCGGGGCGACATCATTATCGTCAGCGACTCTGAGATGGTGAAGGGTCTCGTCGGCATCGGGCGCACGATGGGGTTGGGGTTCGACGTGCCCATTCTTGTGGTGCCTCAGGGGTTCACGATCAAGCGGGCCTGCAAGGAGTACGTTTTGAAAGTGACTAAGGAAGCCGTGATCGACGAATTGGTCGAAAAGGCTGCCGTAGAGTTAGGGAACTTAAAACCAAAGGAGGAAACAAATGCCGACGCCTAAGAAAGTGAAGTTGACAATCGTGGAAGCCTACAAGAGATTGGATGTAATCTTGCAGGAATACCGCGACGAAATCACCGATACCTCGGACACGGTTTACGCCATCAACAACCTGAATAGGGATGCTGAGCGCGCGGGACTGGGACTCAAGCTGGACATCTCCGAGGCCCAATTGGAACAGACCGATATCAATCCCACAGGCTTCTCGTATGTGGAAGAGAGTATCGAACCCGAGAGCAGCTACTAATGCTGATCGTGGGCTCAGTCGCGCTAGCACGCGCTCTCCGTCTTCGAGGGCTGCAATTGAGGCGCGTGCCTCAGGACATGGACGTCATCTGCTCCCATGAGGAAATGCAGAAGTACGCCCGTTATCGCAAACTTCGCCTAACGTATCGAAGCGATAGTAAATGGGCGGGCGATGCCGTGACGCCCCACGTTCTGTATCCCAATCGCGTGGAGTTCGAGCTGTTGGGTAAGTATGAATCCTCCCTTCGATACGTGCAATACACCATGGAGACTCTGAAGACCACAACGGACTGGGCCTGCCAAGATCCCGACAACGCGCCCATGCTCTACGCGCCGCTGGAGGTTCTGTATTCGCTGAAGCTTTCGCATCGCTACTATCCCCGGAACTTCAAGAAGCACGCACTGGACCGGGCCATGTTGAAGCATTTGCTGGGCTCCGACGCCTTGTCGGACATCACGACCATGCGCCTGAAGGAAACAGAGGAGCGGATCGGGAAGTTGAAGACGCCTTCTCTTGACAAGACCGCCGAAGATTTCTTCAACGACCGCGTGAGCAACAAACTTTTCGTTCACGACGAGATTCACGCCGTCATGGCTCATCGCGAGAAGCCCATGTTCGAATACTACAAGAAGGACGCGTCCAAAGTCGCATGCTCGCGCGAGAAGTTCGAGGCCTTGCCCCGCGAAGCCCGAGTGCAAGGCGTGCTCGAAGAAGCCTACGTGATCGCATTGGAGAGGATGATCCTGCCGATGATCTTCATGCAGGGCCGTCCCTCGACCGCGAGTGAGGCTTTCGACTGGGCCCTGATGCGAATCTGCACCAATCTATGCAGCGGGTGGTTCCGGGAGTTCGCCAATTCCAACTATAGGCTGATTTGGCTATCGCGCAACGAGTACTATGTTGAGGACTTTTTGAAGGCATTTCAAGAGGGAAAAATTCGCCGCATCGGGGAGGCCAATGTCCAAGCGCAAGCGTAAGAAGGGCTACGTGACCGGGAACAAGGCTCTTTGGTCGATGTACGATAGACTCAACAAAACTTATTTTGGAGGCAATCTCCCATTTCCTATGGTGCTAAAATTCGTCAAGATGAAGCAGGACGGACACACTATTTACATGACGAGCGGAGCAGTTCACGTATTCGTTCACAAGGATCTCAAGGGGCATCTTGATGAAGCCGAGATCGTTTTGCTACACGAGATGATTCATGTTTTTCTGGGATTTGACTATAAGGGTAGTCACGGCATGCGATTCGAAGCCGAGAAGGTGAGACTCTTCATGGCCGGGGCGTACGACAAAATTCTCTAAGGAGGAACACATGGAAGAGGTAATGGCTGGGTTTTTCTTTGGAGTTGCAGTGATGGCGTTTGGTTGGGGCTTGTGGACGCACAATTGGGCGGGTTTGGCTGTTGGCGCCGGGGCTCTTGTCCTTGGCGGCTTCTTTGTGACGAACAACTAAGGAGGACAACCGTGGTCAAAACAGTTGAGCAAATAATCTTTCTTCTTCTCATGGGGGATGGGGCGCTGATCGTGGCCCTGTGGCAAAATGGATGAAGAAAGTACGACCATGACCTTCGCACAACAGTCCAAGAAATTCCTCGAAGCACTGGAAACCCGGAAGCGGGCGCCAATCTCGGCGAACACGATTCGAATCTACCAGTCTCACCTTCGCGCGCACATCTTGCCCTCTCTGGGCGGGGTCAATATTGCGGTCTTCGAGAACGGCGCCATGAAGAGGTTCGTGGGAGGTCTGGAAGGGCTGGCCCCTTCTACCGTGGTGTCCATCGCCAATCTGGTCAAGGCCGTCGTGGCTAGTTGTCAGGACGCCAACGGCAACGAACTATATCCCCGGGCATGGAACAACGAGTTTATAGACCTTCCCATCGTCTCTTCCCGAGATCAAAAGGCCCCTGTGATAGGGGTTCCCGCGCTGGAAAGGGCTATTTCCGGGGCCGGAGGGCAATTTAGGGCACTGTACGCACTTCTGGCCGGAACGGGGCTTAGAATCAGCGAAGCTCTCGCGCTCCGCGCGGGTCGCCCAGATGATGGCCGCAGTTCAATATGGTTGCCGGGGGAGAGCAAGCTGATAATTCGGGGTCAGGTTCAGAATGGGGAGTTTGTGAGGCCGAAGACCGCGGCGGGGTTCCGCGAAGTGGACATCCATGCGGACATAAATGAGGTTTTGTGTCAGGAAGATTGCCCAGCAGGCAATCTACTGTTCACAGGATATAACGGGGGGTACCTGCCGCTGCCGACGGCGTACGACGCGGCGAAGAAGGACGGCATTCCGGGATTCCACAGCCTGCGGAGGTTTCGCGTGACGCGGCTGCGCGAAGTTGGGGCGCCGGAGGATCTGCTGAAATACTGGATCGGCCACAGCGGGAAAGACATCTCGGATCGGTATTCAAAACTGTCTCAGAACGTGGAGATCCGCAAACAGTGGGCCGAGAAGGCCGGACTAGGTTTCACCCTCAGGGTACTCTAAGGCTGGGGTCGTCCGGCGATATATCTCCGTTCGCCAGATTCACGGCAAGTTTCGTAGCCTTGGCGTGCGCATTCAATCCGTAATAACTGTACACGAATTCTCCATCCATGGTCACAACCCAACCCCCTTCCAAATAGCCCGAGGGCGACACAATAACCTTTCTTGTAGATGACGAAGATGAGAACGATTCAGAAGGCGACCAAGTGCTCGTAGATAAGGCTGAGCCCGACTTCGCCCAATCCTTCAGAACCGTGGAGAGTTCGGCGGGTGGGGCGGGAAGGGCCTTCTGCTCCTCCTGCACGTCTTCCGCATGGTCCTTCATCCACTTCTTTAGGCGATCTTCGACCTCATCCTTGAACTTCAGGAATCGAGTGTGACGACCCTCTTCATCCCGAGGTGGCATGGTAGGCATAGTGGTCCCTCGACTTTAAGGGGCTAACTATACCCCTTATCCTCTTGTACAGGGTAAAATTGAGTATTTTAACGCTTCGACTTCTTTTTGCGCTTCTTGCTGACACCGGCGTCCTTGTCGTTCACACCGAAAGCCAAATTCCATTTCGCTTGCGGAGTACCCGATTCGCTGGCTCGAAAAGTATAGCTTGACGCCCCACGAGCTAAGCTGTCGCCGCCTCTGTTCATTGACATTGTATCCTCCTTTTGACGCTGTACCGCGATTTTCCTGCCCAAAATTGTCGTTCGAAATTCTGCTTTTCTTTCCGCTGTTCCTGAGTGTATCTTCCATTCCGAGGTGTGACTTTCAAATATTGCTTGATTATCAGCAATGCTCGACGCCTTTTTTCCGGTTCTCGAAGATATGGAAGCATCGCTTTCAGAAACAGAATCGCCTTCCGATTGATAACAGCCCATGTTTTCGAAGGGAGGTGCCCCTTCTTACTTGCACGCTTATTTGATACCACACCGCCGAATTCCCGCTTCATGAAACGCACTAAGGATGACGTGGTACTCGTAACTACCACGACAGGGTGACGAAATTCGCTCCAAGATTTCTCTCGGGAGAGCGTGATTGTTCCTTCCCCGTCTACCAAACCAGCCGCATACGCCAAAATTATGCGTTTCATTTTATCCTTTCAAAATTGGTGGACCCGGGGGCGTCGAAGCCCCGTCCGAAACGCTCTGTTACCCGAAGACTACATGCTTGTCCCGCGGTTTAGCTTTCGCCCCCACCCGGAACCAGCGGGCATAAATGTGGACAGGAGCTAGTCCGATATCTTAGCGGCGATCTACGGACAGAAGATTCGCCGAGCGGCCCTTCTTATGACGTATGGTCCCCACCCGTAGGGCGCTTGCGGGGTATACGCTCACAGCTTTCTAGGCTGCGAGTGGCAGTTGAAATTCGCCAGTTAAATTTGTCCCACTCGTTAAGGGCGAGTTGAACCGAGCCCTGCATGCCTTCGAGCCACAATCACGTCCGTCGAAACCGAATCGGGCCCAAAAAGAGTCTACTACAGAACGACTCCAATGTCAAGCTAATATTTCTTACGGGCGATGTTGCCGTCAACAGCGATCTTGGCTCCGCAGTTGACACAGACACCGCCAGCCGTCTGGGGGTGCTCGCACTTGGATTTCGTCATAGTGGTGCCTCCATGAACAGCTTACTACAGTCGCGTCTAAATGTCAAGTTATTTGTTTGGCCTTTGCTTAACCGTGTACCGAGTCCCGCCGTGCTCCAAATCCTTCATATTCGAGGCCAGCCGCGCCCTTGCTGCTGTTGAGTGCGAACTCATCACGTCGCCGGTCTGGGTATCGATCACCTGAAAATTTTGTTGAGGTCTCTTAGCGGGCTTGACTGCGGTTTTGGGCGCCATACGCTCGCGCGCAGCGTCGATGTGCTCCTGAAGTTTATCGGGAGACCACTCATCCAGCCTCACACCCACAGACGTGCCGCTCTTAGGATCTTGGAACATCGCGAGGCCGGGGTGCAAACCTTCCATGCCTTTCTGAACTCCGCGGAACTCCACACCCGCGCTCTTCGCAGCCTCGGCATAATTTGGCTCATCGATCTTCCCTAAATCCAGACGTTCCTCTTCGGGCGGGGGAACAGTCTTAATCCTGCGAACAGCCGTCGATGGGACTTTCTCGGCCAGCATGGCCGCGGCCCTGTGTCGACCGTTCGCGCCCACGATGTTGCCGTCGGCGTCGTGATGAATCTCTAGGGGTTCGAGAGGTTCGCCCTTCTGAATTTTCGTCCGATAACTCTTGACCGCTTCGGGAGACACATGGCTTTCATGGGCCGAAGTCTGATCCAGAAATTCCTGCGGGCTCATCTGCACAGTGGGGTATTCTGGCGCGCGCGGTGTAGGGGGAACAATTGTTTTACCACCCGCAATCTCGATGTCTTCGGGGTCCAGACCGCCGCCCTCAGGCGCTATAACTCCCTGCTTTATGACAGGCTCTGTCTGGCCGGGTTTCACTGCGCCCGCAAGGCCTAGTCCCGTTTCAGCAAGTTCGTGAATCTTAGGCGCAATTTCCTCGCGCGCTTTGCCCGTCAACATGTGAGTCGCGGGTTCCGTGATCGCGTCTTCGGCGTAGTTGTATCCTTTACGATAAAGAAACTCAGCCGGGTACGCCTTTTTGAATTCGGCGGGGCTATTCTTATAAAGCCAATTTTTATAATCGGCCTTACCTTGATTCATTGTCCCTTCGTTTTCAAGAGCCCTGTCTACTCCCGATACTTTTTCAATCGTGGGAGGAGCAACAGTTTTACCGCCAGCTGCCTTGACGTCTGCGGGAGACAGACCGGGGCGGAGGCGACGGTTATGAACCGCGCTCGCGTACGTGTCCGCGTTCTCGGGCGTATCGAAGATGCCAAGATGCTCGCCTGTGCGATTGTAGTGATCTTGCGCAGCCTTGTGCATATCCTTGTCCGCTTGGCTACCAACTTGGGGTTTCTTACCGTCGGGTGTGAGGAATCGACCGCCAACAACTGTGGGCACAAGTGTCTCGCCCTTGTCGGTTCCGAATGAAAAGGAATATTCGCTGCTGTGGGTGCCGTCGTCGTTCTGCACGAGGGGACGACCGTTGAGTTCAAGATTGCCCGCTTCCACTAATCCCGGAGCAATGACGCCCATATTCGGGTCATAGTTGTCTGGAAGTTTAGGCGCTGCCGGAGTAGGCGGCGTGTCGGTTGCCATTACTCGCCCCCGAGAATTTTGATACCTGCGTCCTTCTGTTGAAGACCCGTCAAAGATTCCTGAGGCACGTCGTGAACTCCACCTCTACTGTCTTGAATGCGGACAAACCCTTTCTGAAGTTCAGGAGTACCCTGCGGTACTGCGGCGTTCGCGGCCTGAGTAGCGATGGAGGGAATCGCCTTAGACGCCTTTCCTATCGCGCTCTGAACGCGGTCACCCAGAGCCGGACTTCCGGCTTGTTCGCGCGCGTCATTGAGCCCTTGCTTGATGAGAGACTTCGCGCTACCGCGAGTCTTAGTCATCCACGGCATCGCTGCCGCAACTGCCTCTGTAGGATCACCGGCCAGAAGGCGACCCGCGCCCACAGTCATTGCGAGAACCTGCGTCATGTTCAAAGGAGCCTGACGATCCACAACCACCGCGCGCTTACCGAATGTGCGCTCGATATCTTTTAACTGCCCATACTGGCGGCGAAGAGTTGCGGTCGTGCCCGCAGGATACCCCTTCTCCTCATCGATGGTGCTGTAGATTTTATCCCGCAGGCCATCCGCCGCACTTTCCAAAGAGGCGACCGCGCCTTGATTTTGCAAAGCCGCGTTCTGATCTACAGAATTCATTCTGTAAAACTTTTTCAGTCTGGCGTTGAACATCTGAAGGTCTTCGTCGGCTTCACCAACCGTTGACTTTCCGAAGTGGTTGGCAAACTCCTCAATCTCCCTAGCCTCGTTCGGGAAGTATTTCTTCATAGAGCGAGTAGCCGCCGCCTGAACGTTATCTCGGACAGAGGACAAATCAATCAACTTATCGTGTATGCTGTCCACATCGGGCTTAACTTGGGTTTGCCACAACTCGTTAGCCTTGTTGTGCACAGCATCCTCGAAATCCCCGACATCTTTTATCGACTTGTTCGGGATGGTCGTCAAAATATCCTTCGTACCGTCCAACGCCGTTGCGAATTTCTTACCCTCGGCAACGCTGGGGCGTCCCGCAATCGTCATGGCACCCTTGAAATCCTGACCACCCATCCCTGCTTTGCGCGCCATCCAGTTGAAAATGTCCGGGGCCGCTTCCGTCAAAGCACCGGTGGCTCCCGCAGTTACACCGCCCACAACTGCGCCTTTGACCGCGTTATCTTCCTGCGCACCCTTAACGGCGCCTTGCCCAGTACCTACAATCGCCGCTCTTGCCGCTGGGTTTCCCACTGCGGTCTTCGCGCCCGTGATGATCTTTTCGAGAATCTTGTTCTTGCTCGCCATGTTCAGGGTTTCGGCGATTGCGGGGTACTTCTTGGCGAGAGCCACAAGCTTCGAAGCCTTCGACAGGCCCTCCAAAGCTTCGTCACCCGTCGCGAACTCGGCGATTCCCTCCAGTCCTTTACCGGCCATCTCCGCGGTACCGTTGGCGACATCGCGTTGATCCAACGAAGTAATTCCTGCTTCCGGGGCCAGTGCCTCGCCCACGCCGCCCGGAATCTTGTGAATTAGATGGGAGACGCCGCTAACAGTATCGCCCATACCTTTCACGAATCCTGTAGCAACACTCGCGCCGGTTTCACCGATAGCTGCCAAACCAGTTTGTACCATACTGTCGGGTTTGTCCGTGCCGCCCGTCGAAGGAAGTGCTGCCGGAGCCGCCGGAGCCACGGGGGCTGCTGCCGGAGGTGGTACCGCAGTCCATGTCAAAGATGTGCCCTCGGGTGCGCCCACCTGAGTTTTCGGAGGAGGCGTATCCGCAGGGACCGGAGACCACTGAAGGGTGCTGCCTGCTGGTGTATTATCGCCCTGCGCCATTACTTAGCTCCCGGAAGTCTATTACCGTGCACATCATATTGATTGCCCTGCGCGTCTTGAATTTTGTTACCCGGCATTTGGAAGATCGTCGTCTTACCATCTGCCGCGACAGACATATTCAACGCGCCGTTCGGGACTACCTTCGTCAGATCCGCAGGCTTCACTTCCGGCGGAATTCCCGGAGTGAACACCTGACCGCCGCTGTTCAGTGACTTCAAGCGCGCCCACGACTGTGGATCGGAGCCTTCGAGACCCAAGTGCTGAGCTGCCGCCAAAGCTTCTGGACGGACGAGGTTCGGAATATGCTTACCGGCCAGCGCGTGATAGGTCTCATCCATGTTCTGCAAACGGATGCTGCCGACCGCTGCCATCTTCTTGAGAGCAACGCCGATTTGATTTGGGGTTGACGCCGGATTCAAAATGACGTTGTACGCAACCTGCATTTCTTCCGATGGCTTGTAACCACCAGACATCAGCAACTCGAACTCACCCTTGAGTGGTTCCATTGCCGCACTGATATTGGCCGGATCGGTACCCCAGCCTTCTTTTTCCATCTTGTTCAGACCCGTATTGTAGAACTTGGCCGGACGCTCGCCGCCAACTGCCATCATCGTATCCTGAAGTTCCGCAGCGTGCTGCAAAACGTTGTTGTACTGTTCGATGGCATCACCCTTCTTGGTGCCCGGTATCGTGGCCGCCAATTCCTTACCCATCAAACGATAATTCTGTTCGCTCATCTGCGGGTTCATTTGCTTAACCACACCGATAGCATCCTGCAAAGTCATCGTCTGGCCGCCCTTATACGTACGATTCGGGAAAACCTTATCGATATCCACCGTGCCATCATTAAGAGCCAGAGAATACAACGTGGCTTGTAGGGTTGTGTCCTTGGGTGCAGCACCGACAAGCAAAGCTTTCTTGTCCGCAGGGAGGGAGTTGATGGACGCTTGCATCTCATCGGTCATAGGAATGCCCGAGATGTTTGCAGCGGCGTCCGCATTTTTCTCGCGAATCTTCGCGGCTTCGGTTTCGTGCATCTCCGTCAGCTTGTCGAACTCAGGATAGTCCACTTTCATATCTTCCGCGAGATTCGGGAATTGCTTCAACATGCTCGGGTTGGCTGAGATCTTCTTGTAGGCCGCGACTGGATCGCCCTTAGCGTCGCCAATAGCCTTGATCCACATAGGATTCTGTCCCAGAAGAGCGGGCTCCAAATCCTTGACTTGCTTTGCGCTCATGAGTTTGTTATCCATCAAAGTCTTGTCGCGCGAAGCCGTTGCCGCCGCAACGTCCGCGGCATTCTGATAAACGTGATTGAATTGATCGAACGTAAAGTCCTGCCCGTCCGTGATCGGCTTATCGGCCCCACGATTATCATTGATGAACTTAATTGTCGCGGCATCCGCAGGATTCTTGGCATCCAACTTCACAGGTTGTCCCGCGCCGACCAACGTGTACGTGGTCGTAGGCTCCTGACCTTCCTTGAATTTCTGGCCGGTCGGGAATGCAGTAAAGTCTTGGAGATTCCATTTGCCATCGACCACACCCTGCTGAATATCCGCATATGTCAAATCGCGGCCTGCAACTGGCGCCTGATGCGGGCTAGCCGGATTGGTCAGGACTTCAATTGCTTTCTTGCCCTGATCGATCATCGGGGCCACGTCGGCTTGGTGCGCCAGACGTTGTTCGTTGTGCATGCGTAAATTGGATTCCGTGTTGTTGAGAGCAGCACTGTTTTCTTCGAGTGTCATTTTGCGATCTTCGCGCGCGTTCTGCTTCGCTTCCTGAGCCTCCTTGTTTTTCAGCTCATTCTGCTGACCTATACGCTCATTGCGATTCCGCATCGTGCCTGCGATACCCGAGATGGCTCCGGCGCCCACCGGCGCTTTGCCTGTGGGGATGTCACCCATGCTTGCGAGTACGCCTTGGGCCCCGGCCACGAGTGAACGAGCCCACGCGCCTTTCACCGGCGTACCGGCTGCTGTCAAAGGAATGGCGTTCTCTGGCCGGTCGAGAGCCGCACCCAACTTTGCGGCAAATGAGTCTGCCGGAGCTGGTTGTCCTACACGCATTTTCAGCGCAGCATCAGCGGCTTGATCGTCCGTCGAGCCCAACGCAGTCGCTCCCGCAATATTCGCCGGGGCAGCGGCAAGAGTCGGGGCCGCAGCAGAGGGAAGAGCCGCAGGAGCCGGAGCGAGTGTGCCCTCAGCCTGAGTCTGTTCTGGTGTGAGTGTCAAATTCGGTGCCATCTGTGTTCTCCAATCCTATACTTCTATTATCCTGCGAGTGCTTGCATACCGCCTGCGAATCCACCGGTCGCCGCACCTGCTCCGAACGTCAAGGCGCTCCCAGCGAGCGAAGTGATCCCACCGGCGATTGCCTGATCTGCTTGCGCTTGCTGCTGTGCGATTTCATCGGCTTCACCGAAAGCCGACTTGTTGGCTTCCGTACCAGACTGGCCCGCTTCACCACTTTGATAACTGGTATTGAGAGCCTGCAAACCGCCTGTCGCTGCGCGCCAGTTTTGATTGCCCTGCGCGTAGTCGGCCTGTGTTATGCCCAACTGCTCGTTCGACAACTGACCGGCTGACGCCGATGCCAACTGACTCTTGAGCGCCATTGTCGGCCCAGTCTCGCCCGCCGCCGTAGAACGACCCGCGAGTTGGCCGCCCAATGAGCGCGCAGCGTTCGCATAATTCGCGCCCGTAGTATCAAGGGCCTGAGTATTCAGCGCAGCAAGTTCACCACCCGAGAATCCGGTCTGGCTTGGGCCAGCCTCGGCAATAGGCGTGAAAATGTTGTTCAGGTTACTCATTACTCCCTGCTGTTCGCCGAACAACGTTTTATAGTTGTTCTGAACGACAGTAGAGTAAGCCTGCTGCTGATCAGCGATCTGCTTCTCTTGTCCTGTTGGGCCGCACATGCTTCGCTCTCCTAAAACATTAAAACGTAATCGTTGCCCTGACTATGGACGAATCCCAGTCGGGTCGTGAGGAAAGCTATCAGCTTGGGGCTGATGCTCTCCGTGATGATTCCTTTCACGCCATCCGCGCGGGCGCAAACAATGAATCGCGGAATCGCTTCTGAAATGCTAAGGGCCACTCTGACCTCGCTTACTTCGGAGGAAGTGGCGAACTGACTATGGAGGCGAACCAACTCGCCTTCTCGATCAAACCGTACGAATACGGTGATGCCGCGGTCGTCAGTTAACTTGAACGAAAGATAGCCGCGGAGCCACCAATCAGTTTCCTCTTTACTCTGATGCCATGAATCTGCATCTACCCAGCTCTTCAACAAGGGTAAATCTTCCTGCGTTGTTGCCACAAAGTTGATCACGAAAATTCCTTCCTTAAACCGTATAGCCGAAAAAGTCCACAAAGAAAAATGCGTCGTTTGCCGAGGGGGACGCCGTATCATCATTACCAAACGAGAACGACGGAACAAATGCCGGATATCCGCTCAATGTTACGCCGGTGCCCGTCGCCGTAGACGCCGTAATTGGTAAATCAAACCACAACTCTGAAGAAATGCAATTCGCCAATTGAAATGTCCCGTTGTACATCGTGTTGGGAGACCCGAAACCCAAAACTGTCAAAGACGTTCCCGCACTCCACGGACACACAGGTTGCGGAGGAGTGGCGGCAGGAAGCCATGCGAATCGAGCGAGTCCGTTACCCCAAAGAGCGTTGACGGTTCCGGTAACAGTAACGGCTGGAACAGACGCTGTGAACTGCTCCGCGCCGTCCAGTGTCATGTTGACTTGCCCCGCCGATGGGCAAGTTATAACCAACGTGTGCCACCCGTCTACTGCGGGGGTGACAGTTGTGACTTTTGTGGTGCCCTGCGTATTCTGACGCACCTGCGAGGTACCCGTTGGGTTGGCAACAACTTCATAAGTGTAAAAAGTATCACTGATAGCCGGTGCTGTGGCACTTGTGTCGAAACGAAGTCCGACAAACGTGTCGGGACGAGAAATCGTATTTTCGAAAGAGGCCGTGGTCGTCACACCTATAAGTCCGATGTACATAGACTTTTGCGTCATGTTGAAGTTCAGAAGGCTATCAAATGACGCCTCTAACTTGAAAATAAAAGTCATCGTCCAGCCCGGCGAATCGAACAAAGCCAAACCGTTCGCGGCGTACGAAGCTGTGGACGGACCGCCGAGTTGAATGTTCAACCAACCCGCATCCGACGCAACGGCATCATTCGACCAATAAAATTGTCCTACGTTGGGGTACGCGCCCCCAAGAAAACCCACGAAGGTTCCAATTGTGCCGTGAAGAGCCCAACCCAACTGGCCTATTTGACTGACTGGGGTCGGGCTGATGGTCGTAGCAAAATACGGATAGAAATTGTCCTCCATTACCACTATGGTCGGCTTAACCGGCGGGGGCCTTGGAATAGATGCAATGGCTTTATCGATCAGGGGCTGCACGACGCTCTTCGTTGCAGACACGATCTGCGAAAGTCCACCCGGAGCGATAGGCATCAAACGCGTCGTCGGAACTCCCGGGCCCGGCGTGCCCGCGCCAACCAAGTCCGGTGAAAGTCCGAGGAACGGAGGCAACTGACCCGACTGAAAATTGTCGATACCCGTGATGGCCTGCGGAGGACCGCCCGTCGGCCCGCCCCTCTGGCGACCCGGAATCACCGGAGACGAATTAACCGCACTCCAATTTGACGGAAGTCCAGCTTCTTCTTCAATCGTCTGTTCCACTGCTTTGGGATGTTCTCTTTCGTCAGCCACGCGTTCCTCTAAATTCTCCGATATAAGTTATCGCTCGGGCCAGAAGTTCGGGGTCGTCGTGAAACAAACCCAGAGCGTGATTACAAAAATGACAAAGCAACCTACGTATGCATTTGCCGCACGATACCTTTCCGGGACAACAGGCATGATCGTGGTCAACCGACAACCATCTAACCTGACCGTATTTAGTAATCGCGGATTCTGGTCGAAGACAGATCGCGCATTTGCCGCCTTGCGCCTCGAACATCTCAACGTATCTTTCAACCGTGAGACCATAAAACTTTTTCAGATCGAATTTTCGACCGTACAGAGAATAGCCCGTTCTCTTATCTGCCGCCCATTTCTTCTGATAATCCCGACTTCTTTGCAATCTGTTTGGGTCGCCCGCCCAAACAATTTCTCGACAAGCCTTGCAGTGGCGCTGCCCGCCCTTCGGTGCAATGTACGTATTATCGGGAGTAAACTCGTGACCGCGTTTGCAGTGCGTTGTTAGTTTCTTCATGTTATCCTTCCAGACAAAGGATAGAAGGGGAGTGTGTCTGGCACTCCCCGACTTTGTAGCTACAAACCCTAAAATTCTACGAAAAGGCGGCCAAAAATGCAAAGATTATAGATCATGTCCTGATTCGGAGTCATGCCAAAGTCCACGTTGATTTGAAGATGACGGCAACGCGCCAACTTTCCCGTAGACGCGAAGTAATATCGGTTCGGCGAATAACTCGTCGGCGAAAGAGTCGCCCCGTAAATCGACGGTGGATCAAACTGCGGAATCAACGCCATGGGCGTAAACGTACCAGCAATCTCGTTCAAGAGACAACTCACTACGGGCCGATACGAAACTCCCGACATGTCCATCTCAAGGAATTTCAAAGCAGCTATCTGTCCCGGATGAGCCAACACGATGCTGCCCATCGTGAAGTTGGCGTCATACATCGTGCCCACAACAGTTGATGTGGATACCGTAACGCCGTTACTCAACATCGTCACTGCGCCATTCCGAGCCAGCAATCGCCCGGTCACTGTGGCACTTGTATTCACAGAAATAGATGTGAGCGCGAGTATGGTTCCCACAAAAGTCGAACTGACGCCAATCGTAGCAGAACTGCCGACTTGCCAGAACACATTAAGAGACTGCGCACTGTCGGTCAGAACTACGGAGGTGCCTGTGCCCGTCACCAAAGTAGTCGCCATTTGGAAGATCCAAAAGGCATTGGGGTCGCCACCGGCGTTGAGGGTCAGGGTTCCCGTCGTTATGGAGAATGTACCCGACGCGCTCGTATAGACTCCGGGCCCGAGAGACGTGCCGCCCAACTCTGTCGGAATAATCGTCGCTCCGGGATACGCGGCAGCTTGGGTGTACGCCGTAGTCAAATCCGTCTTGGCCTGAACCGCAGCCGGGTTGTCGATGTTCGTAGCTCCCGTCACCGTGGGCGCGCCCGTTACGGCGCTACCGGGGCTGAGCCCCAAGTCGCCAGTGATGGTAGTAGGACCAGAGTTCGTAATCGTGGTGCCCGCCAGAACGCCGTATGTGGCTGCCGTCAATAGGTTAATAGGCGAAGGACTGAGCGAAGAGCCGCCATCTGTAAAAATAGAAAGATCGCGCTGAAGGATTTGTTCGCCGCCCGTGGTTGCACCCACGAGCAGCTTCTTGATTCCCGCGCGCACTTCCACGCTCTGAACCATCTGACAACCATTCGTGATGTTCGCGAAAGGAGACCAGATCGGCTCCGGCCCGTTTGCGCCACCCGGGATCTGGTGGGGATTGCAGCGATACCAGCCGGTGCTGCCGTCCGCAATCATGATGCAGTTATCGATGCCTGACTGTTGAACCGCCACATAGACGTCGTTGGGGTTCATGACAGCGAACTTGTCACCCAATGCGAATCCAAAGTTCGGCGCGTTCAAGGACGGACTGACAGACTTGACCTGTCCGTCCGAGCTGAAGAAATAGATCTCTCCCATGTAAACGTCGAGGGCGTTGTAACTTAGCATTCCGATTCCCGGAGCCAGCGTCAGGGGATAGAACGATGACGTCAGGGGCCCGCCCGCAATGATCTCGATGCTATCCGTCAACATCACGACGAGACCCTGCGAAGTTTTCACGACGCGCGTCACCGTCGCAAGATACGGAAACTCATCAATGGGGTTGAACGCAGCGTTGGGATTGCCTGTGATGACGTCAGGACCGCCGCTCCAAATAACCTTTGCGCCGTCCGCTCCCCAGATGCGCTCGAAGTTGTACACCATCGGCAAGAACGTCGAAGGCGGCTGGTTATTTTCGTCGTCAATCGGAGCCGGGATCAAGTTGTCCAAGCCCGGATAAATCGCCGTAGCTACGTCCGGCAAATAATCGTTGAACGACCAGTTGCCCGGAACCGTTTTCGACAGCGGAGGGGGGTTCGGGATCTCGGTCAGAAAGAACATGTTGTTGGGGCCACCGCCGTCCGCGGAACGCCAAATGATGATCGTATCGACTGCCGGATTCAGGGAGCCGATACCAGAAATCGTGTTAACCGCGCCGGTGTTGGCGCCAGTAATGGTGTAGACCGGGGACGCAGTTGAAATGTCGCCCAACTCAGAACCCACAGGTACGCCTAGTGGGGTCGGAAACCCCGGAGGCGCGACCGTGTTCGAGGGATCTGTCGTGAGACGCGACTCGTACGAATAGGCGTAAACATAGCCCAGCTTCCACGAAAGAGAGTTCGTCAAAGCAACGCCGTCGTTGTACCACGTGATGGCGTTATCAATTGTCTGCGTGCCCTGCGTGCCCCACGACGGAGCCACGGTGTTTGACAGACCGGACTCCAAAACGAATTCTATGTTGCCGTTACTGTCGATGACCGCCGAAGAACCGTAGGGTTGCGATTTACTCGGGGGCGCGAATCCGTTGATCGGCAAATACCAAATCGTGTTTGTGTTCCAAGTCATGCTCTGGCCGACGCAGGTCCAGATAACAGAACCGTCGTTCGTGACGCCGCCGTACAAAGTATTCCATGGGCCGACGCCTGCGGTGCCGGGCTGATGCTGGCCGGAGAGTCCGGTTGTCGTACAAACCTGAAAGTTACCATTGCTGTCAACGATTACCGAGAAAATAGCTAGGCCGGTGCTCCACTGAGTATAAGGGGTTGACGAATGCCATGTCGCATTGCTCAACATCGTCCAACCCAGTTGACCGTCGTATGTTTGGAATCCCGGGGCCGTTCCCCACGTGGGCGCGTTGGCTCCGCTACCAGTTGTACCCGAAGTCGTAGCAACTTGCAAATATACTAGCTGTCCCGCAGGAGGCGGAAGAACCAACGTGGGCTCGATAATCGCGCTGTTGGGATATTTCGGACGCGTGCCGCTCGCGGGCAAGTTGTACACGGCCTCCACTGTGGTAGCCTTCCACGGTTGAACCATTGAGGGTGTCGCGCCAACCTTACCGATGTTCTGCCACTTCGTATCATCCCCATCCCCGACGAAAGGACCGCCCTGTCCGGGAGCGAAAACCGCGTTGAAGTTCGGACGGACGGAACCCGAAGTTCGCTGAGAACTTTGTGACATAATGAAAATGCACATCGTGCCGGGATCGTAAATTGGCTGACCGGGTTGATAGATGGTCGATCCTTGCCACTCGGTGATCGGACCTTCGTTCGTCCACGTCACACTACCATCGCTCGTAGTGCCCGCTGTTGACTGGTTCCAAACCGGCTGACCGTTGGACGAAAGTCCATATCGCGAAGTCGGGTTCGAGGTGTCGGCGTTCACTGTGTAAAGCTGTTGGATGTTACCGTTGCTATCAAGGACAAGGCCCATCGTCGAATACACGGAGCTGGCCTGCCACACCACTGCCGAAGCGCCGCTTTCCGTAATGAGAACGTTGGGTTGATTCAAAGGAGCAGCGATGCCCCAATCCCAAATAATTCCATTGGGTCCGTTGGGCGTATAAACGTTCGTGTCAACGCCATCTCCGAAATACAACACTCCGTTCACGGCCACAAATGCTGTCTGACCCGCGCCCACAGACTTTGCGAAAATAAGCTGAGGGGGAACGCTCGCAGATGGACTCTGCGTGTCGTACCAAACCCCGCCTGCGGTGAGGGCGGTCCCGGCATGTGTATCCAATGCGGCATTGATGTTCGCGAGAACCAACTGCGTCCCGGTGGACGAAATACAAACAAACGTTCCGTTGTTCTGCGGCAGATCAAAACCAGTGATAAGAAAGATCAAGCCTGCGTATGCGCCGTTCGGGAATTGCGCCGGGCCCGCGGCGCCGCCAGTGATAGTACCAGTATACGTACCACTGACTCCTGCGGACACAGCCGAGACAGCCGTTAAAACAAATGTCGGCGAATCGCCCGTATCAATGATAACTTGAATTTGGCCCAATGCTGTCTGAAACGAAAACGCACGATCTGGCGTTGTGGGATAGATAGCGCCTGAGAAAGGACTGAGGCCGGGCCGACGCGCGAGCGTCAGCAAGTTCGTCAACTCGACGTTTGATCCTGCCCACAAAGCATCGGGCCGACCGCCGTAAAATCGCGCAGTCGCGATGTCGGATGGGTCGTGCAACACGGAACGCTGTGTGTACAGACCGGTGAACTGTTTGTCCATAAACAGCGGAACATACTTGGGCTGTTTCTGGGGCTGTGCGCCGGAGACTTCGAGTAAATTCGTCATTATTGTCCGCGTGCCTGTGTGCCCTGCTGGGTCCGAAGTTGCTGGGCCTGCGTCTGACTGCCGCGAACCAAGAACTGGGCCAGTACAGAGTTGCGCTGCATTTCGCTCAAGCCCTCGGCCTTAGCCAGAAGAGCCGCCACGCCGCGCATGCGATAACGCTGCGCCTGCTGGTCGTCGTCCACCGCCTGATACGCTTCCGCGGCGAAAAGGTTGTTGAAGATATCCTTGTACTGTGAGGGGAGGGGCCACGTCGCGCCCAGCGAAGACATATCGGGAATCAAAGTCTGATACGTGATAACTGATGTGTAGGCTTGATCCGGGATTGCCATAAAACGCAGAGTCACGTTCGTGCCGTACTGCACCAAGTGAACTGAAACGCCTTTGGGCTCAGCGGGTTTCGAAACCGAAACACCCAAAGTAGTGGTGTTGTACACGTCCTTCACATCAAAGGCATATTTAGCATCCGCAGTGGTCAGCGTGACTTTTTCGAGGAAGCTGAAGTCAGCAATAGTGACCACATAGTCCTGTTGCGAAGTGACGAGGGTGAGCCCGCCATATTCCTTGCGATTCCAAGCCCACGTGAGCGGGGCGTTCGTGATCGTCGAAACAATCATGTTCGCGACTGAGATCGCAGGCTCGTTGGCGACTCCCGCAGTCAGGGGAGAGTACTCGATGAACGTCTGTGCCCAGTTAATCGTATTTTGAAGCGTGTATGGCATTGTCAGTCCTTAGTACTGATACGGATACCCGCCGCCGCGCCACAGTCCGGCACGACGCTGTTGACCGCCCATGATACCGCGGTCGGGGACGAAGATGTTCTCTTCCAATTCACGATCCTGTTTCGCGCGCAATTCCACCATAGACGCCAACCAAAGTTGCCACTCATCTTTGAACTTGCCGCGGATCTTGCTGTCCGTCGAATATCGATAGCACTGCGCAATGAATCCCTGCCGGAAATTGGGTTCGTATTGATCTGGGAGCGGAAACAGCGTCTGACTCAAAGATGTGAACCGAACCGGCTGAGCCTGACCGATCAGAAGGAACTGCCATACCGCGCCTGTCTGCGAAGGCGTAGGATTGATACGGAAACCTTGGCCCCAAGGATCGACAACCGTCCACTGCGTGGTTGCGCCGGTGCCGGAGACCGTCGTACCTGCTGGCGAGTTCGCCGCAAGGACCGGTGCCGCGCTACCCTCGATGCCGTAAGTGGTGAGCACGAGCAAGTTTCCGTTCGCATCCTGAATCTGCGTAATCGGATTTGAGGGCATGCTCTGCGACCCCAAGGGGGTCGTGTATGCTGAGCCCGGCCCGGGGTTATTACCGATGCTCTGCGTGCCGTTGTTCAGCGCGCCCCACGTGCCGTAGTACAGAGTGTGGTTGGGGAAGAAGTTGGCTAAGAAAAGAGGATTGCCGCCCCCGGACGAACCCATGTCCGCGATATAGTTCGCGCCCGGGTTCTGCTGCAACTCGCGGCCTACCTCTACCTCACGAAACGGTTTGGGGAAGGAATCGCTGTTGATGTCCACACAAATGCCGCGGGTAAGCCACGCCAGATTCGTAAGAGACTGGCCCGCAGCAGGCTGGCCCGGGGTCCAATTCGCGGGATAAACAACGGCATAATCCTGCTGCCAACTGTTCGTATAGAACGGCGGCAGGACAAGTTCGTTCCACTTGCCCGGGAAGGACGTCCCGCAGATCGCGTTCATCACGTCGTTGGCAATCGTCAACGCTGGTTCGGACGAGTCACCCGAAGTGTTCAAAACGGGCTCGATGTCTCCGAACGCGAGTGCGATATTGACTATCCGTTGCAGCGTAACCGTACTCTGTGTGTTAAGCATTTCCCTTTACCTACTCGACTTCTTCGACCTTCTCCGCTTCTGCCTTCAACTTCGCATAAATATGCTGAGAGGCCTGAATCGCGCCGTTAAGCGCATTGAGGTTTGCCGCGGTCTGATCGCGTTGCGTAATGAAGTTGGCTATTTCTGATTCAACAACTTGAAGCGGATTCAACTTCGATGCTGCCTTTTCTGGTACTGCTTGTTTCGTGACGCCCATTGTACTTCCTCCTGAACTGCGATTTTTACTTCTTCCGCTAACTAGCTTTCTGCAAAATCGCTATAACTGTGACATGAACGGTCGTCGCTACGCTCAAATTGAGCGTCCACGCGGTCGCCGCAGACGTTGCGGGAAGCGGCGGGTTAAATACGAGATTCATGAATTGGCACCCCGCAGACGCGTTCGAATCCATGTCATAAATATAAGAATTGGTACCATCCGACAACGTGATAGTGAATGGGCTGCGCGAAGTGGTATCCGCAGCCGAAACAATCAAGGATGATATGTCGGCAAAAGTACCCGCCGCCTGCGCGGCCAGAATCGATGTGGCTCCTGTAGTTATAATGGTCGTGGCTTTAGAGACAGTTTGACTACGCCGAAGCGGCTTGACAAACAGACTGCCCGCAGAATCGCATTGCGCCGCCACCGATTGACCTGTTGTCAACGCTGGTGCAGTGGACTCGTATACGTGCAAAACCGCGAGACCGTTCGCCGGGGCACCAGCAGCTGTAATAGGGCCGTCAAACACTGTGCCAGCACTTCCAACGATACCCACTTTCTGTACGCCCGCCGTTGCCGCAACAACAGCGACACCCCCGATGGCTTGTAGATCAGTGTTGAGCGCGCCGTGCAGATCAGTGACGGGCAGAACCATATCGCCTGTCGTATACGTGACTGTCGCATAAGCGGTCTCGGCAATTGCGCCCAGCACACCCTGAAGCGTCGCAGCAGGCGCAGCGTTGTTGTTCGTCAGCGCGCCATCTACTGGCTGCGTTGCCTGCCAGAAAACTCCGGTAACAGGGGTGGACGGCATGGATGCAATGGAAACTGGTTGAGTGGCCTGCCAGAACGTTCCTGTGACCGCCGTGGTCGGCGCCGAGTCCACAATGACGTGACCGATGACAGCCGTGCCCGCAGTCAAAGCAGGAAGTGTTGCGATAGAGACCGGCTGAGTAGTCTGCCAGAATGTACCAGTCACCGCCTGAGATACCGGAAAGTTCGAAACCGCAATGGTTCCCGACACAGGCTGCGTCGTCTGCCAGAAAACTCCAGTCACAGGAGTGGACGGCATGGTGGCGATAGAGACAGGCTGTGTAGCCTGCCAGAACGTACCAGTCACGGCCTGAGATGCCGGAAAGTTGGAAACGGCAATCGTGGAGAGCGGGGTCAGTGCCGCAATCTGGGCGGCTGTCAAGACAACAGGAACAGACGCTGCCGCGAGTTGCTGGCCCAATGTCGTGATGCCGACGGACCAAGCCCCTGATTGTGTCGCCGCGATGATGCCGGATACAGGCTGCGTTGTCTGCCAGAAAGTTCCGCTGACGGGTTGCGTTGCCTGCCAAAAAGTTCCAGTTACCGCTACAGGTGCCGCAATCGACACGGGCTGAGTCGCGGGGAAGTTTGTGACGAAAGCGTTGACGCCTATGACGTTTCCGCTCGGAGCCGTTCCATAGGCGGTCGGCGAGCCCAAAGCAACGGTGTTCCACAGTGTGATGTTCGTCGTCGCGTTGAGCGGAGGCGTGGTTGTAACCGTTCCCGAAGTGACCTGAACGGCGAAGGTTCCGGTGTTCGTAGCGGTAACAGTCCACGCACCAGACTGCGTTGCCGCAATCGTTCCGCTGACTGCTATCTTGCCCGCTGAGATAGCACCCGCAATTGTGGCGAGATATCCTTCGGCTGCGGCATCAGTCACAACCCAAGGGGAAGTAGATTGCGTAACCGCTACAGGCGCGACAATTGAAACTGGCTGAGTCGCTGGAAAGTTCTCCACCATAGTAGTTGTAATAGGAAATGGTATAGGAAATGGGGTTGAATCACCACTGTTAAACAGCAGGTTCAATACGAAATTCAAAATCTGTCCCGCAGGAATCGGACTGACCAACGTGATTGTAATATTTCCGCCTGCATCTATCGTGGCGCTTATTAGTGGCGCGGGCGGATTGGGGATTTCGATGCTCGTGGGGATAACACCCAGCGAACCATAATCCACTGCCGAACCCGAAGATATCTGATAAACATCGCCCAAGTAAAAAACGAAAGTGCCCGTAGCACCATCGCCTTGCAAAAGAATCGAGATCGGAACTACCTGTCGAATTGCCATTTTATTCCTCTGTCCATGATACGCGCACAGTCATAAGAGGGCCACCCGCTGCGACCGCCGAAATTTCAATTCCAGCAAACTCAGATGTACCCCGAAGCACAATCGGCTGACAGCCGTTGACCCCAAACTCCCACTGAACGGCAACGGGACCAACCAACCCCGCCGCGTTTGTAATCCACTGCATATACTCTGAACTCGTCGCACCCGCGTTGTACGGCGTCCCTGTTGTGGGCAACACGGTGTATTGAGATACGACTGCCGTTGCCGACGGATTGGTTGTGTCGTCAGGAACCGGAGTCACGGCTGCTGGTGTACCGCCGCTGATCACAGTGTACCGACGCAATCGAATCACGTTGGGCGCCGCGTTTCCTGTAGTGCAGGCCCAGGTGATTTTGATGTGACGAATCTTGACTGTCGCGCTCGCAGAACCTTGAATGACGAAAAAAGGGATCGCCACGTCGGCGAGCGGAGTGAACGCGCTCTGACACGCGCGATAGGTGTATTCACGACTCGTAGCCTCAACATACAGGGCTCCGTTACTGTTGGACTGAAGCGGCATCACTTTGCCCGTAGCCGCTACGGGAGCCGTCGCATTGTAAATGCTTCCTACGAGAGCTGTGTTGGCTGGTGCCGTGCTCGGAACAGTGCCCACGAAGACAGAAGTTGCAGGAAAATTTGAAATGGCGCCTTGAACGTACAGTGGGTTCGCCGATACGCCAAGCACTGATGCGCCGTCCGTAAGTTCCGTGAACCACGAAGCAGCGATGGTGCCCTGCGCGCCCTGATTGACCAGTTGTCCCGTGCCCGCGCCGACGCCACCACCCAACGGCGTGTTGAAATCGACCGCGACTACAATGTTACCAGTGAACGCCGCAACAAAATTGAAAGTGATAACATTCCCAGCAAGCATGATCGAAGAGATGTTCGAGGAGACATCGACAGAGCCATAAACTGCCCCCAGCGGGTTCTCTTTCGTAGCACTGACGAGAACCACAACCGTCGGGGTGAAAGTCAACGTATAGCTGACGGATGTGGCAGACCCATCGCCTTCGATTAAAAATGGCACGGGAAGAAAAGGTAAAACAGTCATAGCCATTGCTGCTTGCTCCTCAATCTAAAATTACCTCGGATCTCCACAACCCATCATCATCAGTTCGATGGGACCGCCCACGGACGGTTGTGTCGCTGATGCAAATGCCTCCACCACGATGATGCCCGAAGAAGCTGTGTCTGTGGTGTTGAAATTGACACTCACCCCCGATTGAATCGCTGCGACAACAAGATGCTCATAAATCAGCGCATCGTAGAAAGCATTCCAATCGACACCATCCAAAGTATACGCCGGACTCGTTTGTGCCGTGCGCGTACCGATAGGGGCGCCATAATCATTCTGAGTTCCGAATGCTAAAATAATAGCATTGGCCTTGGTGGTCGTCAGATTCGACGATCCTGCGCCAGCCCCTGTTGCTATCGGTGATGTGACGGGAGCAGCTTGCCATCCCATCGCTTCGCCGCAATTAGGGGTAACCAGTGCAGCGCCAGAAATGTCCCACGCGCAGATGGATATAAAGAAAGCAAAACCCCCGGAGGCAAGCGTGGCGTTTACGGTTATCTGGTTTATGACGTTTCCAAGACAATTCTTTGCCCAAAAAAACTGCACTGCACGATTGATGCCCGGATCAAACCGCGTACCAGCAACGTATGTGTTCCCCGCCGCGTCCGTAACAGTCCACGGAGCGCCGTCGTTGGGGCTGCCATAAGAAGAAACAGCAACCACAATCAGGTTCCCCGCCGCTTGGTTATAGGAGGCTGTAGTCGCGGTGTTATTGCCCGGCCCGGGCCCCAAACTATAAAAGAAATTGGGGGTGTACAACCCGTTGACTGCAATCGCCATCTCAGTTCCCCTTAATCATACAAGGTCGTGAGAACCAGACCTGTTGACGGAGCAGCTGCTGATGTTGGAGACGTACTCACCGCGATTGCGATTCCCGCGGAACAGGGAATCCCCATCGGGAACTCGATGTTCGAACCTGCGCCTGCCGGAAGTCCCTTCTGATAAATCAAGACCGTCGTCGCGCCAATCGTCCCCGGCGTAGTCGCCGTGTTGTAAATGAAAATGTAAACCGTGACCGCGTTGGGGTTGAACCAATCAAATCCGTAAAAGCTGCCCGCACTGGCTTTAATGTTGATGGAAGTCGTCAGAGCCTGTTGGACGTTGCTGAGCACGCCCACGGTTGTGGACGGTGTGGCAACTGTCGCCACTGTGCCTGTGATCGTTGTAGAGGCAACTGTAACCGCGCCTGAGACAACCCACGGTGACGTGCCTTGATTGACGGTGCCGATGACTTTTGTGGTTTCAGCCGCTAGGGTGGCCTGCACAGCGAATGTCCCTGCATTCGTAACTGCGATAGTCTGCGAAGCGGAAATACCGACAGTCCACGTCCCTGATTGCGTTGCCGCAATCGTACCCGACACAGGTTGCGTAGCTTGCCAGAAAGTCCCAGTCACAGCCACGGGATTCGTGACAAAAGCATTCACGCCGATCACAGCAACAGCGCCCGGCGAGGTTCCATAGTTGGACGGCGAACCCAAAGCAACGCTATTCAACTGTGTGAGATTAACGTTCTGTAGTGCAGGAAAAGAAGCAATAGAAACCGTTCCACTCACAACCCACGGCGACGTTCCCTGCGTAACCGATTGGGCTGACGGGAAGTTTGAAATCGCAATCGTGCCTGAAATCGGCTGCACCGACTGGTAAAACGAACCAGTCACAAGCCATGGGGATGTGCCCTGTAACGCAGTGACGGTACCCGAAATAGGTTGAGTAGCGGGAAAATTCGTGACAAAAGCATTCACGCCGGGCACGTTCACAGCGGCTGGCGTAGAGCCATAGGCCACCACTGCGGTAGCGCCGAGAGCCACGCCTGCGACGGCCTGCAAGTCTTCGTTAAGCGCGCCGTGAGTATCGGTGACGGGCATAACCATATCGCCAGAATTATAAGTCAATGCTGTGTAGGACGGCACGGCCTCCGCAGACAGCACACCAATATTGTTGGCCCCGGGAACCGCGTTGTTGTTCGTGAGGTTTCCTGCGACGACCTGAGATGCCGGAAAGTTGGAGACGGCAACCGTACCCGACACAGGCTGGATCGTTGTGCCCGTGGGATCGGTGCGAACAGGATTGGACGCGCTGTTGCCTTGCAAATTGCCGCTGGCATCAATGACGCCGAGAAGCGTGGCGTCTGAGGGCGCAGTTGCGCCAATCACGCCGACTGAGGGGTTCGTCGCGCTGATACTTCCGGTAATCGGCAGTGGGTTGGCTGCACTGACTGGAGTTTCGAGTCCACCCGAACCTATGAATCCAATTTCTGTCGATGACGTGGGTGCAAGTACGCCGTTCAATCCCACCGAGGCGTTTGATCCACCACCACCGCCACCAACGATAACGTTTACCTTCAGGTTTCCCGCGGAGTCCAACTGCAATGCGCAGGCTTGTTTATCCTGAGGGGCCGGTAGCGTAGCATTGTAGACGCCGCCAGTGATTATGCTGGTTGTGGGTTTCGAACTATTTAATGGTCCGGTCATGAATCCTACCTTTTACAATTTGCGCAAACCACAGATGCGTCGGCCTGAACTTCGAACCGCGCCACCGCCCTGTTGCACTTGGAGCATACCGCGTTTCCCGAAACTGCGGGAGCGGGGAGGGCCACTGTATGGGTCGTCTCGTGGGTTGTCGTGATCTGTTGGGTCGTCGTGACGTGGCGGGGCGCGCGAAACACCGCATACGCAGAAGCCGCCAAACTCACGATGGAGATAACAAGAGAAACGTTTATCATTTAACTCTCGAAGGGAGGATTCGTTCTCGAATTCTCCGGGATATTTGGTGACTTACGACTGTCAACAGGTTTATTCTCTCGACTGTCAACGGGCTCTGTACGGCTCGGATGGGTAGGGACCACATAAGTCTCCGTGCCCTGAACATCGATAGCGGTATTGGGGAACACAGAATAATCCCTGTCATCGGGGACGCTGTACGCCAAGAGAGTCGCTACGAAATTCGCGCCCGTCTGGTTCGCGCCATTGATGACTGGCGAACGGTTAACGGGGACGAACGCATACCCCAAAAGAACCGGTGTGACGGTATAAGTTCCGTTGACGAGTTCCGTGAACTGATAGTTGCCCAAAATGTCTGACGTGGTGGTTCCCGTCGCCGCCCCCGTCAAATTGACGGTCACGCCCGCGTGACCCGCGTTGCCTGAAATCAAATACGTTGTTGCTGCGGGCAAGATAACTTCAGCGTCGCCAAGGGAGACTTCAGCGGAGGCAAGCAAATGACCTGTAACCGTGGTGCCGCTTGGGGTCAGTGTAATCGAAGCCGCTGCGAGAATTGCCCCCAGAAAAGTGTTGTTGGCGCCTATTGTCGCCGAACTGCCCACTTGCCAGAAAACATTCAGTGCCGAACCCCCGTTGATAATTCGAACGGTCGAGCCCGCCGCGGTGATGAGCGTAGTTGACATCTGGAAGATCCAGACGGCGTTTGCGTTGCCCTGCGCGTCCAGCGTGAGAGTGCCACCCGCGAGCGAGAACGTACCCGCTGAGTATATACCTGCGTTGAGAGTCACAGCGTCCAAAGCGGACGCTATAGGGGTGGCAGGCGAAGCGGCGGCTGCTTGGTTGTACGCAGTCGTCCGATCAAGTTGAGACTGAACAGCGGTCGGATCGTCAACGTGCTGTGCGCCGGTCACGATGCCGGGAGGAAAACCCGATACGACACTGCCCGGACTTAAATCCAAATCACCATTGAGAACCGTGTTACCTGTGTTGACGATTGTGGAGCCCGCCAAAACCGCAACTCCCACGTTCGACAAAAGATTAATGGCCGTAGGCATGTTAGCTCACCAATACAAAATTTCCGCAGCTGGGGTTAAGCTTGCAGGAAATTTTGTTCTGTTGGGTTTGATGCAGGAAGGTTGAGAGCATTAATTCGATCCAGTGACAAGCGTCCCGTTCTGGGTCATATTCGAAAGCAAATTATGGTTCCCGCCGCCATCGAACAATGTGGCGCCGAGAGGGTTAACAATCGATTTTCCGGTCCACTTGTAGTTGACCGGAGTCGTGTAGTTGACGAATTGACATCCTTGTAAGACGACCGTGTTTCCACTCAAGTTATCGATTGCGTCGTAAGTCCCGGCGCATCCAAATCGGCAGTTCGTGAAGTTATACGTGCCTCCGGTTCCGAGAGTTTTCAGACCGCCGCTGTTTGCAAATGCAGGAGTAAAACCCGGCGTCGCTGCATCGGCAGTAAAAGAACAGCCAATAAAGGACGCGCAAACGATTCCGCCCGTAGCCGGATTATAGATGTTCCACTGACCCGAGAAACGGCAATTTACAAAATAGTTGTCGGTCCCGCCGCCCGAGAATCCTGTGAGCATGAGGCCGGCCGCGTTTCCGCGAATCGTACAGTTTGTGACTTTGCCCCAACTCAAGTCCCCAATGACCATGCCATAGTTGCCCTGAAAATAGCAATTGTTGGCTCGAAAATTCAGACTGTGGATCACAGAGGCTGTGTTCTGGTTAAGCCACACATCGACATCTTGTATGTTGAGGTCGTCCGAATCGCATTCAAAAGTAACCGCGTTCGGGGCCGACCAACCCACGAACTGACAATTTTGTACTCGGGCAGCGCCGTTAAATGAAATGCCGGAGCCCCCGCCCTGATACGGATACGACCCTGTTTGATAGGCGCTTATCCGCATCCAGTTCATGTCCAACCCGTCCCACGTCATCGTGCCAGACGAGAACTGAACGATTGGTGCAGTCGGAGTTGGTGCTAAATACGGAGATGGCAGCAATTGACTCTGCCCGTAGCCCGCGCCCTTAACCGCGAAGGCACCTGTGGCATTGGTTGTCGCCGCTCCAAACAAATTGAGTTGATTGATAATGAACTGGCCTGCCGGAACAAGTAGCACGCCGGAAGCCGCTACGGCCTTCACCATCGCCGCGTTCAGCGCCGCAGAGTTATCCTGCCCAATAACGAAAGTGACGCCCAATACAGCGCCGCCACCCGGTACTGCCGAAATAGTTGCGGTGGTAGAATTTTGAACACTGATGATCGTGGGCTGTATTCCTCCGACAACTGGGATCAAGCCAACACTCGCCCCAAGCAAGAAAATACATGCGCCAACATCCGCCTGCGTGAACTTAGCTGTTGCGGAGGTGATTAGGGTGGTGGAGTTGAGAACGCCATCCGTGACTGTGCGTGCCGCACTGAGTACGGGCTGGATGACCCAAGGCTGGCTGCTTCCGCCGCCGCCCTTCTGTAACGCGCCTATGGCAGCGTCGAGGGCGTTCATGTTGTAATCAAAGTCCCATTCGAAGGTGGGCGTAGACGGGCCGGACCCGCCGTTCATCGGACCACGCGTCCACAAGCCTACATTCGGTGTCTGTCCCATGTCATCCCCTTAAAGTTTCGAGGCGGTAGGAGTAACCCACCGCCTCTATATGTGTCGCGCTTACTCTGGTGTCGCCTCTCCCATGTCCTCTCCCTCGGCGCTCTTGAACTCAATAGGCTTGTGGGGAATTTCTGACTGGCTAGGCGTGTTGCTCGACTGCGCGAACAGTTCCAATGCTTCCATCCAACCGATTCGCGTGTGATTCCGTTTCTTTCGACCGTTGCGGACAAGATACTCTATCGTGTCTTGCGGTGTCCAACGCATCTTGCAAATGAAGCAACCGATCTTCTGGGTCTGATCGATGTATGTGTGATAGAACAGGGCGTAATCCTTGATCCCCGTCTTCGACTTAACTCTGCCGCCCTTCAAGTGGGTGCAACGCGACTGCTTTGCAAACAGCTTGTTGTTGCGGTTCAGCGTGTTGATCGCGCGCTGTTTCTGGCGGGCGATGCCTGCTTCCGCTTGCGCGGTTTCCGCTTTCGCGGCTGCTTCTTCACGACGCAGAAGACTGCGGAACAGCAAGTCACGCTGTTGCTCTTCTGTAATCTTTGCTGGCACTGAATCTGCCGTTGCTGCCTTTACTGCCTCGTCCTTTTCTGCTTTGTTTGCCATTTCGACTCCAACACTGTCTTATACTGCACCAGTGTGTGTAATCCGGTTCCTGACTAGGTTGTCAGGTCGGCGGATGGTTCTGCTACTCTCTTCTTGTTGCGACGGGACCACAGCGTCTTCCGGTAAATGCTGCTGACAATTCCGCCAGTCGGCTTACCGAAAATCTTGTGGACCTTCTCTTCACTCATGATGTTCTTGACGATCAGTTGCATCAGTACAGTACGCCAACCCCGAAATCGTTCACCATTGGGTAGGTTGTGGGCGTCCAGCCTGAGGACAGACCATTCGTACATACACGGAATTTGCAAGTAGCAGACGTAGACCATTTGGGTGCCACGCGCTGCCCAGAGCCCCACCGTCCCGGCCAAACCATTATCGACCGTGAAGCAGCGAACCCCGTTGTCTCTCAGCTTTTTGATGAAGTCCCGAGTTGTGATGATGTGAACCTTGCGTGGCTTCTCATCCGTCAACAGGTCTTGATGATCCATCTTGTAGCCTTCGACTTGCTGATCCGACATCTCTTTTTCTGCGGCAAACGATTCTTTGACGAAATTCTTGTAGTCCTCAGGATGCGAAACCCAGTCTGGCGTTCCGCCAGCGAGTAATTGCTTAATGGACTCTTTCGTCGTACTATTGTTCATGCCGGTACTGCGAAGTGGGTCGTCAATGTTTTTGTACTCCTCATTGATTGACCAGTTCTGCTTCTTACCGCCTGCCAACTGTATTGCCATCGTCTTGCCTTTCTCTTTCTCTGCGACGCTTTTGCGCCTCAGACATTTTCAGTCTCACTTCAACAGACCTAGGACGCCTAGAGTGTGTTGTATTTTTCATACCCAGTCTTGCTGTGTTCCCCATCTTCGCAATTGAAATCTTTTTTCGGTGTTCTTCTGATTTAACATGTAGAGACATTTTTAATTTAGTCTCTTCCGTATGTTTGCGCCCAACCCATACCGCTCTCTTTTTCTCTATGGTCTCAGGAGAGTCTTTTCGACCTAAATGCGCTTCTCTGTTTTTCTGATTTGATTCTTCGGAATGCCTCAAACCAAGAACGCCGTCTCCGCCTTCTGTGATATTATATCCAAACGGCTTTCGGGTGTTAAGAGCTTTTATCATCCCTTTCTCATACAAATCCATTTCCCATTTAGTCCCAACTATTACGAGGGGTTTAATACAGAGATTTTCAGGTCTGTATTTTCGGACGGCATTGTACAGATACGGCTTATCACTGCTGCCTCTTAAAGCGTGGGCGACACAATGACTCCAGTACTTATCCAGGTCATTTCCGGAGTGCTGACCTACATACTTCTTTCCGTTGATGCTATTCGTAATCAGATAAACAAACATTCAAATCCTCCACAAAAGGATTTGTTCGAGGGGTGTTTGTGGCACCCCTCAAACGGTTTATTACAAAACTACCATAACACAGATGGCCGTCCGTGTCAAGCAGTCTTTGTTTTATTGAATCGCAGGAACAGAGTCAATAAAACGAATACGTTGCGTACCAGCGCCTATCGCCGGAGGGAGCGTTACAGTCTGCGTATTGTTACTCACTTTTCAGTGGAGCAAATCATTTCTGTTTGCTTCATACGGTTGTTGTTCCGTATGGTCGGACTATCGCATCGGCCCAAAGGCCGTCTCAGGGTTTAGTCTCTCACGGTGTCTTTCGACTTCCGCCTTGTTCCCCACTCGGGGGTTCAAGCCAATTACCCAAGATTCCGCATCGCGGATTACGCCGCGAGGGCACCAGATCGATGAAACTTGTAAGCACACCAGCCGCCGATTGTTGCTGTCGGATCGAAAGACGACGGAGGAGCATCAGTCACGACTTTGCAGTCGATGGTGCGCCAATCGCCTTCATCCAAATCGGTGTCGCCCGGAACTTCGAGCCAAACGCCGATCATGGCATAGTTACCGAACACATACGTACGGAAAGCGATGGAACCCGATCCGCTGTAGTTCGGAGTCTGCGTGACGAACGGAGTCTGACGGAACACAACGTTCGTGCCCGGCAACTCGATTTCTTTCGTCTGGTCAGAACCAGCCATTTCGTCGAACTTGCTCATGTTGGCGTACTTCCACAGATCGACGATTGAGTTGTTGACAGTCGTCGCGTTGTAGATGTCTCCCAACACGTTCGGGCTGATCGCGCCCATGAACTTGCCTTTCTTGCAGGGCAGAACGTCATTGCTGACGAGCTGCTGCTTCATCTCGCGGATCGTTGCGAGATCAAGGGTGAACGGCGTTGCCAGCAAACCACTCTGGTTGACCGTGCTGTCCACTGCCGCCGCGGAGTCAGCTACCGTGCTGTACAGTTCGGAAATGCTCTGTCCAGCCTGATATCCGAGTTCCACTGCGCTATTGCCAACCAACTCATCGATTGCCGAAGCAATGGCGAACGAGCTGAAGTTGGAATAGTTGTTCCACTCGCCGACTTGCGCGGGGGAACTGATCTGGGTGACTTCCATCGGAGAACCGACCACGCCGTCCGCTGACTGGGAAGTATCTCCGGCCAGTGTATTGTACTGGAAGAAGGTACGGTTGATACCCATGTGCAGGGGTTGAACGCGCCGCTCTGCGACGGTTACGAATGCGTCAGTTTCGCCCTTCAGGTTCGGGATCAATTCTTTGTCGAACAGAATTGCCTGAGCCGTCAGAACGTTTCCGACGTTAGATGCTGAGGGTGTAGGACCGCTCATAAAGCCTCTTTGTTACGAAACCAACCGCGAACTTATTTCTTTACCAACAGAGCATTGATTTTGTCGTAGAACTTTGGATCTAATTTGTGTCTACGCTTCATCTCGTCTGCTGACATCGTTTTCAGTTCTTTGATCAGATCCGTTCGGGTCTGCGCTGCGGACTTGGGAACAGGTGCGACTCCCGTGAGAGTCGTGCCCGGAACAAGGCCTGCGTTGACCCCGGGACGCTTCGCCGGTGCTGCCGGAGTCGGATTAACGACAGGGGCTGCGGGCGCTGCGGGTGCCGCAGGAACAGCTGCTGCCGGAGTTGAAGCCGGTGCTGCTGGCGCTGCTGGCGCCGCTGCTGGTACCGCCGTAGCGGTTGCAACGGGTTGAACTGCCGGTGCGGGATTGGTCGCGGGCGGTTCAGATGCTGGTGCTGCGACTTCACGTCGAATGACGGGAGCCAATTGTGCCTCAATGTTTCCTAAAGCGATTCCAAGGTTGGTCGCTGTCCACTCAAGGTTATTATCCTCAAGGAACTTCGCCAACATGTTGTTGTTCGCTTCGCAGTTGTTGTAGTCCCCGATATGTTCTCTCAGGAACGTGTAACTTTCTTTTGCCTGAGTTGCGTTGATCTCCGCGAGACGCGTTTTCGCTTTCTCAACTTCGACCGCCGCTCCGGCGAGTTTTGTAACGGCTGCTGCGCGGACTTTCGGGTCTTCGGACGCGAGGTTAACTGCTGCTTCGTCCAATTCTGCCTGTGTCGCCACAATCGGCTCGGGTTGACGGAACGTCGGCTTCTGTTTCTTCAGCCGATCAATCGCCAAAACCGCCTGCCGATATGATTCCTGTTTCTTCTGCTCCAACTCTTCAGCCGAGGTGGCTTCGAGGTGGGTCTTATTACCAATCGGGTTGCCATCGGCATCGCGCACTTGGTAATCGTAGACATGCCGCTGTGGGGTCTTGGCCGCTTCAGCTGCCTGAAGAGCCTTGACTGCCGCTTCCGCCTGTACCCGCGCTGCCTCGGTCTCGGTTGCGACACGCGCTGCTTCTGCGTCCGCTGCCGCCTTTACCGCCGCTTCCTCTTCAGGAGTCGGGGTCGTGGCTGCCGGGGCTACTGGTTCTGCCAATACTGTGCCCGCTGCGGCCTCCGCTTCTGCCGCGACGCGAGCCGCTTCACTATCCGCTGCCGCCTGTTCGGCGATCAGGTCTGCTGCCTTCGCACCCTTGCGCGCAATTTCTGCGGCAATGAGTTCGTCAAGCTTAATCTTGCCTTCCGGGTGGGCGAGGATGTCTTTCATCTGCTGCCCACTCATCTTCTTAACGTCCGCGTACGTCAGTTCCGAAATAGCGGGGGTCTTGTACTGCGCTGGCGGCACTGCGGGGTCAAGAACGCCAGCAAACATCTTCACGAGTTCTGGTGATACTGTCATTTGATACTCCTTTTATTGTTCATTGTCGTGCAGGGTGAGAAGCCGAATCGTGCTTTGAATCTTGTCGGTTTCTTCATCCAATTTTGCTTCTTCTTCATCTTCCTTCTGTTTCGCCGCCGCGGCGTTGACGTGTGCCATAACCGCGTTGCGCAACGACATGCAGAAATCATTAGTGGCGCGCGCCGTTAGCGCGAGTCTTTCCAATACCATCGGATAATTCTCTGTCTTGACCGGATCGAGACGAATGGGGTCTGCCGCGGATTCGCGAACAGCGTCATCCATCAAGGCCACGAGAACATCGAAACCCGGGTGCTTCGTCATGGCCCAAAGGTTCAGCTGTTCCTGATCTGACATGTCTCGTAAAAGCATCCTGCTCATTGGGACTTCCTTTCTTGCCTACTTAGATTGCTTGCGTGGAACCGAACCCCGAACCGCCGGGCTCGCCCTGAACTTCCTCGGGCGTGGTGGCTTGCTCGATAGACTGACGGAGGACTTCGTTCCCGGCCTTGCCGAGTTGCTTCGAATCTTCCATCGTCTCTTCGTGCTCGAACTGCGCCTGTTGAGACTGGCCCTTTGCCTGCAACTGCATTTGCATGAGGGCTGCCTTGGTGTTGGACTTCGCCGTTGCCATTTGCTCCGGCGTCATCTTCTTCAAGAAAGCCTGAGAGAACTTCCAGCCTGCTGCATCCGCAAAAGCACGGAAGATCGCGACTGGATCGAAAATGTATCCGGCTGCGGCCAAGTCCTGCGTGAAGGTCGGGTTGTTGAAGATCTGCAACATGATCGGCAGGAACTGCGCCATTTCCTTCTTAGCGCCCAGCTTCGTGCCAGCCAGAACTTCGTACTCCATCTTGGCGTTGCGTAGTTTGAACTGATCCAACTTGTAGGTCTTCGCCATTACCTGACCGGCGATCTTCCGCATAACAGAAGTCGGGAGGCAATCGTTGTTCAGTTCGTCCATGATGTATAGCCACGGAATGAAAATCTGCCGAACGAACCTTCCTGTCGGGCCGTCCAAACGCGACGCGTTGGCCTGTACGACAGCCGCCGCTCCGGTGCCGGAGCGCATACCTGTCGCCTTGTTGCCCATGCCGCCTGCACCCTGCACAACCTGTTCGTTGGCGCCTGATGTCGCTGCGCCCGCACTCTGGGCCTGCTGAATGAATGTCCAAGCTTCGCCGGGGACCGGGGGCATTGTCAGGAACTTGAACGCCTTGTCCACATCTTCATCGACGTCGATGATGCCGCCCTGCTTCCAGCGGATGTTCTGCGTCGGAGTGTTGAAGCCCTTCTTACGAATCGCGGTCGGCTGCAAACCATAGGCGAGCAAGTCGAGGGCGATGTTCGTGATGCCCTGTTCAACCAGCTGCTCACTTCCTATGAGTTGGCCCAGCCCCTGCCCGTAGAACGCGTCTGGGATATTGCGCCAGTTTGCGCTCAGGAATGGAAGCTTGCCGTACGGATTCGCCTCGTTTCTGATGAGGACGTTGTGACCATTAAAGCACAACACAACGATAACCTTCTCGTTGTCCCACCGTTCGAGGATTTCAAGGGCGTTCCCGGTCGGGTCCGCGGTCGTCTTATAGCTTCGCGGAACAGCGTGCTGCAAATAACCACGCATGCCTTCGGGCAGCGTCAAACTGATGTTGTCCGCACCCGTCGAAGGGTTGGACAAGAAAAGAGCCCTCAATTCCGCTTCGGTCGGGATATTGTATCCGTCGATGCCGCGCAGATGATCCAGATCTGTCCACGTCGCGTAGTCGCGATAGATGACGTAGTGCGCGCGACGAATGTCGCCGTAGCGGCACGATGGGTCAACCATCACCGTACGAATGTCGCAGTACTTGAGCCAAGGGTGCGAAACGAGACTGTCGTCGAGAACGGTTTTGAACTCGTCGGACTCCGGTGTCTCCTGTTGCTGCACGCCAGATGGCATATCAATCGTCAGGGGATCGTCGATGCGGACGTAACGCTTCGTTTTCTTGGTGTACTCGACGTATCCCCACTTGGCGATACACGTCCCTAAGAGACCCATCTGATCCAGCAGGCGTTCGGTTTCTTCTTCGAACTTCATCTCCCAAAGCTGTTCGGAATAGATCGCAGTCTTGACCTTGACCGTATCCTCATCCGTGTCCGGCATGGGGCGCAGAAGGAACGGGGGATCTTCGTAAAAGATTCCGCCCATGATCTTCGGGACGATGGAACTCAGGTGGTTACTGACCGTAAACTTAGGGACGTTGGCCTGAGCCACGTTGCCGCCGTCAAAGGCGCTCGCCGAGGCGGGCGACTGATAGATCACGTCCGAGAGAGTCCAACCCGACGCCCACTGGTTCACGTTGATATACGTGGCGCAGGTATTGGCGTCGTCAAGAACGAGTTTCAAGGCCGCTTCATCGACAAACTGCATCGTCCCTGTATCTTCGTCCCTCTTCATATCCTCTGTGTGAATTTCGCCGATGGGTGTCAGCACCCGCTCTTGGAGGGTCGCGCGCGCGGCATTAAGTTTCTCTTCGTTATACACTACGCTCTCCCCCTATTGGGTCTGATCCCCGGAATATTGAACGGGGTGTTTCGTGATTCTTTCTGTTCGGCTGTCTGAACTGCCGACCACGCGAGACTTGACGCGCTCTGCCCGCCGCCGAAAATTGCGTTCTTCATGTGCTCCCGCATGGCTTTATCTTGCGCCGCTTTCATCTGGGCTGCCATCTCTGGGCTAGGAAGGCTTGTCGGAAGGAACTGATGCAAGTACCCAATCGCGTCCGGGATGTCGTCCTTGCGGGCCTTCGTACTCTTCTCACCCTTGTACTGCACGAACTGCTTGAATGTCTCTTCGATCCAGTCGCCGCCGACAAAGAACATAAGATCGTCGTTGAGAAGAATTTCGAGTTGCTTGATGCGGTTCTTCTTGGCGCCCTTGGACTGATCGGGCTTCATCATGAGAGGCTGAAACGAATACTCATGGATCATGCAGCGGTACGCGATCTCCCTCTTCAGGATGTCGCCCCCTGTGATCTCTTCTAGCATGACTTTCTTGGGATTCCACTTCTTCGCGAACATCACGATCTGGAAAGCCAATTCGGAGTACTTCCACTTTCCGAACTTCACCTCAAGAATAATGAATCCCCACTTGCCGTCGCTCGCGCGCTTAAAGGTTCGGCCCGCAACCAGCACCGACCAGTCGGACCATTTGTTGTCTGAATAGGCCCAGTCACCGGTGACGAAGATGTCGCCTTCCGTGCGGGGATCGACTCGATACAGACCCGAGTATTCATGGTGCTTGAGCACATCTATGTCAAACGTAATCCTGAAAGGATCTACAATTTCAGCATCGGTTGGATCATTCAATTTCTGGTTTCGGAATTGACGCTCTTCGTCGTCGGTCGTTCCGAGTTCGGCCATCAACTCGTTGAAGCCCTCGCCGATCTTCTCGGGAAACAGAAGATCAACCATGTGCTCTTCAAGATCATGAATGTTGACTTTCTCGAAGCCAGCTTTGACCGTCCAAACACCCCGGCAATACTCCTTCAAGGGGTTGGTTTCGGACGCGGCCCCAATCAAAGTGCCGTAATAGTCTGGAACCTTGCCGCTAAAATAGCGGGTTCCAACAATGTCTGTGAAGCCGTGACCGCCAACGATGAACTTCGAGGAATCGATCTTAGCCTTGAGGGATTTGCGCGCGTCCTCGTTTTCCGAGTTCGAGTTGGTCACAACGTCGTCCATCTTACGGACGTCGGCGTGCTTACCTGAGATACCTTGCTTGATCGAGCGGACCCAGAGAGACGCGTCCTTCTGGTGATTGATCGCCGCGGGGCACCACATGTCCTCATTCGACGTGCCCTTAATGCCGGTCAAGATGTACTCAGGAAACAAAAGATGAAAGTCTGTAGGGTCTTCGTTACTCTGAAGATTGAACCGTTTCTTAACTTCTCCCAAAAAGTCGTCGGCCAACTCTTCCGTACCCGACAGAATCGAGATCATACAATCTGGAGCGTTCAAGAACCACTGTACGCAATCCGCGCAATTGATAACCGTCTTGTAGAAACCGCGAGGAAACAGAAGCAGCATGCGCTTCTCGCGAGGGAAACGGTGAATCGCTTCACGCATATCCTCAAGCGTATAACCCTCGTAGTACACCCCGTCGAAGTCCTTCTTGACGAACATGTCGCACACAGGCCCGTGCACCCTTTGATTCAAGGAGCGGAGCCGCAACAGTTCATAACACAGCCAAAACAAATTCTTGCGTGCCTTATCGCGGAGTTCAAGCCACTCGTCGAACGTGACGCGTCGACCCAATATCTTGGCTGAGCAGGGCTTCAGCACACGTTTCTTTTTCTTTTTCTTGTCTTCCTCTTCCTCGTCGCGTTCCGGCATGATGCCGAGAAAGATCATAGCCAACTGCGTGCATGAGCGAACTTCGGACCTGTATCGATAGTGGATCTCAGGACGAGCGTCCTGAATCAGTACCCGGTCGTCGTCCATAAGCGCGGCGTGCGCGAGTACGTCCTGCACATCCTGTGCTGGCTCAAGTTCTACTTTTTCCGTTAACGCGCGAGTCGCCTTCTTGATGGCCCACGCTTTCTTATTTGCTTCCCGCTTTGCATCGCCTGTGATAGGCATGTCCTTTCTCCATTGATTGTGCTGCAACATCTATTGTACTGCGGTAGGGCGTGCTGCGACTACTGAGCGTCTTTATACGCCTTGATGTTTGCTGCTTTGTCACCGAGCGATTTTCCAGTGTCTTCTACTTCGTCGTCTGGTTTTGCTGGCACGGCCACCGTGGCCTTACGGGCCATCTTGTACGGCGCTGCGGCGTGCTGGCCTGAAGGCTTAGGCGAAGGAAATTTGTCGTTAGCTTCTTTCAACGTGTTCTTTGCACCTGCCAATGCTGCTGTGATTCCTGATGCTGCGCCCATGTGGACTCCTAGAAAAAGTTGAGGCTGTGTTCATGTCGAGGGGAGTGCTCACCTTCGCGGCTTAACCGGCCTCTGCGGTATCGCGCTTTCCCTGAACAATCTTATTTCTTCGGTGCGACTACGGGCACGTAGGTCTGTGCCTGTTTCAAATCGTCAGCAGAAAATTTGAATGCGAATCCGTACATCATCTTCATGGCGGTGGTTTCGCCGTCACGCTCTGCGTCTTTCTTTGTCTGGGTATCGACGAGACTCAGGACGCCGGAGACTTCACCGGCCTCATTGAACACCGCGGCGCCCGAATCGCCGAAATACCCGTTGATGTCGTAAGCAATCGCCGTGGACGCGTCCTCGCCCGCTAAAGCTGCTTCGAGTGCATTGGGCTGGTTCACCAACGAAACATATCCGTGCCGGTATATGTGGTTCAACTCGCCGGGATTGCCGATGATAAAAATGCCGTCTCCCATCTCTGGGATAGATTCGTTGACTGTGGCCCACGACTTAAATCCGAGATCCACGAAATAGATCGTGTGATCGCCGCCGTCACGTTTCAGAAACAAAATCGTGGCGTCCTTACCGTCAATCTGAATATCATTCGTCGGCTGCTCACAGTGTGAGGCCGTCAAAAGAGCGTGCGGCCCGATAGCCGTCGCCGAACACTTGGCGCCCGAAACGAGCGTAGACATCTCGATCTCGTGCGTGGTGGAAGCAGCCGTGGATACCACAGTGCCTTTTGCACATACCGCGGGCGCAAACAATAACAGAAGTGCTATCGTCGCGACTGCGAATATTTTCATCACTGGGTCGTCCTTTACTGCTGTGGGGTTGGTGCTGGTGCCGTAGGCACAGCCGCCGGTGCCGTAGGTGTGACTGGATTCTGACTGAATGACTGGGCCACTGTTGCGATCTTGTTCGCAGAGTACGGCCCGATAACAAAAGCTGTTATGCCGTCGAGAGCAGGCAGGCCGTGCGTCAAGATCAGAATTCTACTTACCCAAATGATCGCAGCGACGCCGAAAACCGCAGACATGACGTGGCCCAAAGAAATGACGCCCTTGGAATCCCCGAATGCCTCCCGAGAAATCTTCTTGATGCCCGCTACGCTCATTTGTTACTTCCCGTGCTTGAATTTACCCATCGTCGCGGCAAAGTTCGCCATGTGGGCGACGTGAGCATTCTTGCTGCCCTTCGCGGCCTCAATCTTTTCCTTGGGAATCGTTTCGTCCTCAGAGATACCGAGTGCGCGATGGAGCCCGCCATGTCGAAGTCCATGGATAGCCCTGTAAAGTGAGACGTTATGTTTCTTTTCAGCCATTTGCTTCGCTCCTAAATTCCGAAACTTTAGATAACCACACATCGAACTCGCTCATGGTCATGTCTGACCTAGCCTTATTACAACGGTTGTGAGCAGGAGCCACATTCTCTTTCACGTTAGTACCTCCGCGTGATAGCGGAAGGATATGGTCCAGACTTAACCGATTTGGAGAACCGATCTCAAAACAAACTTCGTTACCGCAAATGTGACATATAAAATTCGCGGTTTGAACAACGCCTTTCCATTCTTCCGCGGTTAACGTAGAATCTACACCCAAATCACGAGATCTGTTTCTTGCGGCTGTCATAGCCACAACAAACGGATTACTCTGTCGCCACCGACGATTCTGTGCCCGTTCTTTTTCTGGACTCTTAGCACGACGAACGCGGGCTCGCGCATTTGCTTGAAGCCGATTAGACTCACTTCTCTTATCCCACGGATCAGTTTTCTCTAACCAAAGGTGGCCGCGCCTAGCTCGGCATGCCTTGCTAGCAATAGACATGCATTTCTTACATCGATATTGCAGGCCGTCTGGCGCTGCTCGATTCTTTTGAAACGAATCTAATGATAATTCTTCCTTGCAGTGACAACACTTCTTAGTATCCATCTTATTCTCCTCAATAGAATCGACAAGGGACGTGATTGAGGCACGCCCCGAGTCTGCGCCCCGGTAATGAGCCGAGGAATGACTATGAACTTTGAACCTTTGCATCGGCCTTGATCTTGGCGGCTGCCAGCACGGCGTCCGCGAGTAGCAAAGCGGCTGCCAGTTTAGCGTCAGCCAAGACTTCGGCTTTCAGTTTCTCCGGCATCGCCTTCAGCTTGAAGTGCCCTATAAGGGCGGCAATCAAACCGACCAGAGCCGTGATGAATGCAAGGATCGCAATGGTGAGTTGTAAATGCTCTCCCATGTTACCACCTCTATTTACATTCCTGCGGGGCCTGCGCCTGCTGCCGGGCCCGCACCAGCTGCGGGTGCTGCTCCTGCTGCTTGCGCTTCCGGCATACCGGACTGACCGCCATCGGCCTCGGCCTCACCCGGATTGGGTGTACCAAGGTTGTCCTGCATGCTGTCATGAACTGAATCCAGACCGGCTCCGGCGTGCTTCACGTCGTGCTCAGGTCCGTCTTCGTGCATGTGATGGATCGTGTGCGAACCATCCGTGTGGTGCTCAATGTGCGTGGACTTAAAACCGTGTCCGGCATGAGCCTTCTTTTTCTTTGCGTGTTCTTTCTTTTCTTCGGCCATATTACCCTCGTAAAAAGTTGTTATTTAACTCCGGGCGAAATAGCCCCCGACGCGTCTTCTGGATGAGACGGCGTTCCACGCCCGCCCCCGCCACCGCCGCCACCACCTGAACCATCTCCCTCACCGCCCGTTCCGCATGCGCCGGGCCCGTCGCCGCTCTTAACATCCGCGCTCTTCGCGTCGGATGCGCCGCTCGTTGCGCCGGAATTGATGGTGATATTTATGGGGCCACCACCCTTGGGTTCTTTACCTTTTCCTTTGCTGCCTTTAGAACCCGTTGACGTTTCCGTGCTCGAACTTCCTGAAATGGTTATCGTCGTGGTGCCGCCAGTTGCTGCGCCGCCAGTTGATGTCGATGCGCCGCCAGTTGCCGCGCCGCCCGTTCCTGCGCCGCCAATTCCGCTTCCTACGCCGCCCGTGGACGCGCCGCCCGGCGAAGAGCCGCCCGTCTCCGTAGATGTATGAGTCGGAGAGTTCCCTGTTCCGGCGTCTTTATCTTCTGCCGCCGCGGGAGTCCCACCGGCCAACGATGCCACTTTATCGTGGATGCCCGGCGAAACTTTCTCTTCCAAGGCTTCGGGATCTTTGCCCTCGTCCTTCAGACCCTTCTCCATCTTCTCGGGGTCAAGATGATCCTGTAAACTGTCGTGAATGCCGTCGAGATTGCCGACAGCGTGCTCGACATCATGATCTGGGCCGCCCTCATGCTCGTGTTTTATGGCAGCACTCCCGTCATCAAAATGAGTAATGTGAGTCGATTTGAAGCCGTGACCCGCGTGGGCTTGTAGTTTTTCCGCCATCTAAATCTCCGTGTTTCTTTAAATACAGAATTGACTTCTCTAAAATATCGATGCTGTCGTGAGCGCCACCCAAAACCCAATTACAAAGTCTACAAAGCAACTCACGGTTCTTTCCTGTCTTATGGTCGTGATCCACATACGGGCTCTTTAGAAGAAGGGAGCATATAGCACATCTGCCGCCTTGTGCCCTAAGCATCTTGTCAAAATCTTCTTGAGAAATTCCATATTTTCTAAGTCTATGTCTTGCTGCGGTCTTCGCCGGATTTAGATGGTATTTTCTCCTGTTGCGAGCATTCACTTTCTCTTTATTACGACGCTCGTAACTTCGACGGAGTTCCGCTGCTTTCTCGGGGTGATTCAAACGCCATCGACGACTGGCGGCCCTACGCGATTCAAGATTCTTTTCTTTTTGCATTGTCCTGT